GCTGTTGCAGGTGACGAGCGCGCCGATCTCCACCCGCGACGTCGACTCCGCCCACGCGCCGAGCATCGTCCAGCACTCGAAGTGCTTGCCGTCGGGGTCGCCGTAGAGCGGGTAGAAGTGGTCGCAGAAGTGTCCCCAGGCACTTAACGGTCAGCGGCCCTCCGCTCGAAGGAGCGCTTGATGACCGAGGCTCTCCGGCTGCTCGCGCGCGCTGCGGTTACCGCATCCGCTGCCCTCGCTGCCATCCTAGGCCCGGTCCTCGGGCCTCTCGCGATCGTGGGGCACAGTTGGCCGGCGCGAAGCGTCCTCTTGGCGGTGCTGCTCGGGTTGTGGTGTAGCGCTGTTGCTGTCGCGCCGGCTCGATGCGGCCGGCGACGTCGCCTCACTGCTACGAAGGGGCGTGGCCGGGGGAGCGGCCACCCTCCGTTCAGCAGTCCTCGTCAATTCGGCTGAGCAACGCTTCGAGTTCATCGATTTCGGAGAGCTGCTTGCGTCGAGCCGGAGTCGGTGACGTTCTCCTGAGATTCGATGAATTCGATCGAGAAGGGGTAGAGCTGGCCTTTCGCGTGACGAAGACGACCCCAGCGATCCAGAACCCCAGAGTCACGGCGAAGTGCAGGTTCGTGCTGATCGGCGGCCAGTGCCACATGGTCGCGATGATGGCGTGCGGAATGACGAAGACCGTACTGGCCGCAGCGCTGGCGAACATCCAGATGTGGATCGTCTGTGGCACGTTCGTCGCTGGCATCTGCGTCTGGTTGCTCACGGGCGGTTACCTCCTTTGGCGGTTTGGGATGACCCGGTTGCACCAGGGATATCCGCGTCCTGCGACGCTTCGTTAGTTGATGTTGGAAATAATTTCGTGATTTACCCCGTACGGCCGAAGTGTGGTGTAACGCGACGGTTGCAGATCAGCACAGGGTTCACTTTCAGGGCTCGTTCTACTACGATCGCGCGCCACGCTGCTCCATTGGTGAATGTCGCAAATGGACTGATGCAAACGCACTATGAAAGGGCGGGACGAACAGGTGGCGCGCGGCTGTAGCCGCGTCGGCACGGCTGGAAGACGTAACACGCGTCCGGGTCGAAACGACCTGACCGGGTGATGTCGTCAACCGTGGGAGACCGCCATGAACGCCCGTTTGATCATCATGCTCGCCGCCGCCGTCGCGCTGGTCGCTGGCGTCGTCTTGCTGCTGATCCCGGTGAGCGCGACCTCTCCCGGCGGCCGCTCGCTCGCGTGCGGGAACGGGTTCTCGACCACGGACTTTCTGGTGCAGGCGCCGTCGAGGCAGGAGATGGCTGCCGACATCGCGGCGGCCCAGGGGCGGCCGGATCTGGCGAAGAAGACCCTGTTGGACGTGTACTCGGACGCGTGTGCGGGCTCGCTCGGTGTACGCCGCGGCGTGGGCTTCGGGCTCGCCGGTGTCGGCGTGCTTGGTCTGGCCGGCGCGCTGTTGGTGCGGCGGCCGGTTCGTCAGCCGAGCGTTCCTCCCACCGCGGCGTAGCGGAGACGGTGAGGCCCCGGGCGCCGTGAGGTTGCCAGGACCTCACGCTATCCTGGTCGCGTACCTCTTCGCGGAGGGAACGCCCCCGGGTAGCTCCCGGGGGCACGCGGAGAGGTCGACTCCGCGAATGAGGGATGTGCTATGTCGGACGACGTCGGCCGTCGTATTCGTGAGCTGCGCTCGTGGCGGGACCTGGACCTTCGCGTCGCTGCCGACCTTGCCGGACTGTCCTGGGGCTACCTCGGAAAGATCGAGCGCGGCGAGAAACCGGTCAACTCCCGACAGACACTTGAGGCAATCGCGTGGGCGCTGCGGGTCGCCCCTGACGAGATCACCGGCTCGACGCCAGCTCCGGCCGGGCGCGACGAGCCGGAGCTGCATGATGCTGCGGCCACGCTGGCCGACCTCCTCGGTGGATGGTGGGTCGGCGAGGTCCCCGACGCGCCGGGACGCCCGTTGCAGGAGGTGGTCGCCGACCTTCAGGCGTTCCACGCGTCGCGGAACATCAGCGGGCCGGAAGGGGCTGGTGACTACCCGACACAGGTCGGGAAGCTCGCGCCGCTGATTCGGGACCTGCTGGCCGCAGCCGCCGACCCTGCGACCGGCCGCGATGCGCTGGCGCCGCTACTCACGGCCTACCACGTCGCAGGCAGCATCTCGGCGCGCCTGCGCCTGCCGGGGATGCCGTCGTTGGCGGCGGACCGGATGCGGCAGGTCGCCGACAAGCTAGACGACCCGGTGTGGCAGGCCGTTGCGAGCTGGGGGCGCGCGCACTTCATCTCGTCGACGGACCGCCCGCGGCAGTACGACCTCGCGGTGGCCGTGGCCGACACAGCACCGATGGACCGGCCCGAGACGCGCGGCATGGCGAACCTGACTGCCGCGCTGGCAAAGGCCGCGCAGGGTGACGGGGACACGGCGCTCACGCATCTCGCTGAGGCCGCTGCGATAGCTGACCGGCTCGGCCCCGACACCAGCCCGTGGCCGTCCGGCATCATGCAGTTCGGTCGTACCAATGCGGGGATTTTTCGCGTGACCATCGGCGTCGAGCTGGGCGAGGGCGCCCGGATTGCCGAGGTCGCGCGCACGGTGCGCCCGGAAACGATTTCCACCGGCCGCCAGGCGACGTTCTGGACCGACTACGGGCGGGCGCTCATGTCGGAACGCAAGTACCGCAAGAAAGGCCTGGCGGCGCTGCTCAAAGCTGAGAGCCTGGCGCCGCACCAGCTGTACCGGGATGTTTTCGTGCGCGAGGTGGTATCGAGTCAGCTTGCGTCCGCCCGGCGCGATGATGCGGTGGGCCGCGAGCTGCGCGGCCTGGCGTGGCGGATGGGTGTTGCCCCGACTGGGTGATCTAGCGCCTATGTGTCCTTGGGGGACACAAAGTCTGGATGACCGCACTTAGCGTCGCCGATGTGACGAGGCGAGAGATACAGGTACGCGGATGGCGCGAGGAGCGCGTCATCTCCGCGTTCGATACGTCCGGGCGTCCGGTGGCGGTCGTGACCGGGCTGACGGTCAACCAGCACGGCAAGACGGTCGCCGCGATGGCGATCGGCCAGGGCCCGACCGTGGTCCTCGACGGCGACGCCTCCCAGATCCGGACGAACATCGTCTCCACACTCGCCGATCTCGAAGACGCACGACGGACGGCGGAACGATGATCGTGGACGAGTCGACCGAGGCCCGCCGTGTCCGTGCCCGCCTCTGGAACCTCATGCTCGGCGGGAACGAGGCGTACGAGGAGGACCGGGCCATCCTCGAACGGCTGCGACACGTCGCGCCGGACGTCGACAGGCTCGCGATCAACGAGGCCGAGTTCATCGAGCGGGCCTGGCGGTTCGCCATCGGCCTCCGCGGCATCGACCAGGTCATCTACTGCGGAGCACCGATCCCTCCCGGCGCTCCGCCGCACGCCGCTGCCTGGGAACCCATCGCGCTCGGGCTTCTCCAACGCGTGGTCTACGTCGAGCCGGACAAGCTGCTGCGCGCGAAGGGCGCCTACCTCACGGACGGGATCGCGACGGTGACGCTTGCCGACCCGCTCGATCTGCCGGCGATGGAGGAGGCACTCCGCGAAAAACTCGTCTGGGACCAGCCCGTCGCGGTGGTCGCACCTGGAGTTCTGCACTGGCTGGACGATGACGCGGCGCGAGCGTGGACGCGGCAGCTGGCCGAGATGTTCCCGATGGGGGCGTACCTGATCGCCAGCCACTTCCTCGACCCCGAACTGGACTCGGCGACTGTGCTGGTCGAGCAGCTACTCCAGGTGTTCGACAACACGGGGTATCTCGCTGGTGCCTTCTTCCGGCGTCGGGAAGCGATCGAGCAGCTGCTCGACGGCTGGGACCTCGTCCAGCCCGGCGCGATCCCGGCCCAAGGCTGGTGGCCGAACGGACCGACCCTGCGCCCCGAAACGCCGTGCGACCGGCTGATGGCCGGCGTCGTCGCGACAATCCGTCGTTCGCCCTGATCAGCCCGGTCGGCGCGCCACCCTCCCCCGTGCGCGTCGACCGGGTGCCGTGCCCCGCTGAGTGGACGCGGCACGCTGTCGGGCCGGATCCCCCGCGGCCCGACAGCACTCCAAGCCTCGCGGACCCGATGACTCGATAGGTCGGGTGATCGCTGAGGGGGCCGCCTTGGGAAGGTGCGGCCGCCTGCCGGGGCCCGGTTTTCGGTTCCGGGCTTCGGCAGGTTCCCAGCTCCGCTCGCCCCCTCCCCGGAGACTCTGCGGGTCTCAAGGAGGCACACGAGGCGGGCCTCACGTACCGGCAGATGGCTGCCGAGTTCGGCGTCGCGATATCGACCATCAGCCGTTGGCTGAGGGAAGCGGGCTTGGTGACCCGTCCACGTGGTCGACCGAAACAAGCCCAACGAGAAGACGGAAAGGAGGTGATCATGACGATGCGCTACTGGGACACGGGCGACGAAGAAGACTACGGCCGCCGACAGCGGCCGAACCGCACCACCACGAATGACGACAACGAAAAGACCGAAGAAAAGGACTGAGCAGGCAGAACGCCGAAGAGGCCCCCGCGGTCGCTCCCGGAAGGGAAGCGCCCGCGGGGGCCTTTCGCGTGTGTGCGGCCGGGTCAGGCCGTTTCGGATGGTGCTTCGGTGTCCGGGCCTGTTTCGTTCGCCTTCGCTCGGTACACGGCGGCCGGGGCGAGTACGGCGGCGCCGACACCGAGGATCACCGCCGCGGTGGCGGCGTCGACGTGGAAGCCGAGTAGCGCCAGGACGCCGACGAGCGCGGGCGGGGTGAGGGTGCTCCACACCGCGGCGGTAGTCTTGCGGATCCGCGGCAGCGCCGCGCGGAGGTTCCGCCACCAGGTGGCGAGCCGGGTCACGACTTCGCCGCCGAGAGGAACCAGTCGTGGGCGGCGTCGTACCGCACGGTGACGGTCGTCGCGCCGGCCGGGATCGGCAGCGGGCCGGGCCGGTTCGGGTCGAAGTTCCAGGGCTTGCCGCCGTGGTTGTCGTCGTCGTAGCCGCCGCCGACGCCGGTGCCCGCGAGGTTCGGGCCGGTGTCGCCGTAGAAGAGGATGTCGTGCACGACGATCCGCTGGCCCCACGAGCTGTGCAGGCGCAGCTTCTCGCAGTCCACGACCGCCAGGTCGACGTGCGCGTTGGTGCCTGCCGGGCACACCCTGCCGAATGCCATCTCGTCCTCCGTTGTGTTCGGGGTGGGTCGGTGGCTGGGCGCGTCGACGCCCGGCCAGTAGTCGGCCACGCTGTTGATGTCCACACCGCGGAAGTTCGCCGTGTGCTGCTTGGCCACCGCGGTGATGCCGTTCAGGGTCGGCAGCCCGGGGTCGCCGTTGTAGTGGGCGATCCAGTAGTGCGGCTGGGCCACGCCCTGCCGGTCGAACTCGGCCTGCACCGCCGGCCAGGTGCTCCGGTTGACGTAGATCGTCGGGTCGGCGCCCGCGGCGCGCCGCATCCGCACCCACCCGGGCGCTTCGGCCGGGGTGGCGTCGCCGGGTTCGACGTCGAGGACGTGCCCGGCGTTGCTCGAGGCCTTCTTGACGATCTCGACCTTCACAGCGGCCGGGAACAGCGCCCAGTCGGACGGGCTCCACGGCGCGAGCTTGATCCGGTCGACGTACCCGGCGACCATCTCCGGCGTCCGGTCGTGGGCCAGGATGTTCCGGGCCGTGACGGCGTCGTACATCGTGCGCACGTCGGTCCTCCTTCAGCTCTTGGTGACGATCTGGATCACGGTGAAGCCACCGCCGATCAGCGCTGCGGTAACCGCCGAGACGACGCCGACCTTCATCGCGCTCATGCCCTGCTGGGACTGCTGCTGCTCGGCAGCGCGGGCGGCCTGGTCGGCCAGCCGCTGCGCCTTGATGTCCCGGACGTCGCGCTCGACCGCGCCGAGCCGCTCGGCGTGCCCAGCGAGGGTCTGACCCTGGTGGTCGAGCTTCTCGTCGAGCCGGTCGATCTTGCCGTCGATTCGGCCGAGCAGGTAGTTTGTCGAGCCCGGGTCGTCGGTGGTCATGCGGGCTGGCCTCTCTCGACGGCCGCGCGCAGCGCGGCGATCCGGTCAGGGGGCGCGGCCGCGCTGGCGTGCGTCGCGCGGGCCCGCGCGACGAGCTGGCGTTTCAGCTCGATGGCGTCGGGGTGCATCGGGGACTCGTCGGCGACGCGCTGGCACGGGCTCGGCACGGCCGGTGCGTCCTTGGTGGCCGCCCTGGTTCGGGTGCTGATGCGGTGCCGCAGCTTCGCGCGGGCGCACCGGGCGATGTGATCCCGGCGTGCGGTCTCAATGTCCGGTGCGTCATGCAGCCGGTGCCCGGCGGCCCAGTCTTCTTCGGACAGGTGCGGCTCGGCGAGCACGATGTCCAGGAGGGTCGCGGTGTCGGCCGGGTCGATGCCGTACTCGGCGGCCCGCCATTCCAGGGTGTCGGCGGGGAACTCGTGCCGGAACCGCATCTCGGTGCCGTCGTCGGCGGTCCGTGTTCCATCGACCGCCCAGAGCTGCTGGCCGCCCTCGGTGACGAGCGTGGCTTCGGTGTGCTGGATGCGCATGGTCACGTCCTGAAGACCCAGTAGTTGAATTGGTTGCTGGAGCCGCCGCTGCTGGTGATCTCGAACCCGGTGGCGCTGGACGCGGTGACAGCCACGTAGCTGTCCGCGAGGCTTCCTTGGCGGGTGGCGGTGACCAGCATCGTGCTGGCCATCGTCGCGCCGTAGGAGACCACCAGCGTGACGGGTCCGGCGCCGAGGTTTCCGACGCCGGCGTATACAGCCGAGTGCCCGGAAAGTGCCTGCTTCGTCGCCCATTTTCCTCGCAGGTAGATCGTCTCGTCGTCGGTGAACTGCAGGTAGGAGTCGGCGCCGGCGATCTGGTGGCCAAACACGCTGTTGCCGCTGTAGAACGACACTTTCCCGCCGGTGATCGCCGAGTCGCTCTGCCGCTCCCGCTGCTGGACGAAACCACCGCCAGCCAACGACAAGGAGACGCGGTCGGTGGTGTTGGTGTCGTCGTAGAACTCGATCCGGGCGGCCCCGGCGGGGTTGGGGTTGATCGCGACACGCTGGCTGGTGCCGCCGCCGGAGACGTTCGCGAAGATGACGTTTCCGGCGGCGTCGCGGATCCGCACGACCTGGGTGCCGCCGCCGTCGGGTCCGATGTAGAGGATCTCGTTGTCGGTGGTGCCGAGCATCTTCAGGTAGGCGTTGTTCAGCAGGGTGAGCCCGCCGGAGGCGATGGTGGCGGAGGCGAGTCCGACGTTCTTCCACAGCTTGGTGATCTGGTCCTCGGCGCGCTTGATCCGGTCGAGCAGGTTGCTCGGGAGGTTGATCTGGCCCATCAGGCGACTCCGTCCAGCAGCGGCGCCATGGTCAGCTCGACGCGCTCGGCGTCCGCGCCGGGCGCGAAGGCCATGTCGATGACGCGGACGGGGCCGTCCCAGCCGGCCTTGTGGAACGGGTCCGGCGGGATGGTCAACCAGCCGTCGTCGCCGCGGTCGACCTCGGCGGCGGTGGGCGGGATGTCGCCGCGGACGACGACCTTGGGCAGGACGACGGGCATCCGGGCGGCCTGCTGGTCGGCTTGGGCGTGGCCGGTGAGGGTGCCGGTGTCCTCGGCCGAGCCGTACTGGGCTTCCAGCTCCAGCAGCGGGTAACCCGCGGTGTACTTGCTGGTGTCCTCGGCGACGGCGATCGGCAGGCCCAGCTCGATGCCCTGCCCGGTCGCGTACGCGCGGGTGCCCATGCGGGTGCCGTCGGAGGGCCAGGCGTAGGCGGTGACGTTGCCGCCGTGCTCCCAGCGGTGCGCGGAGCCCTGTTGGCCGAGCGTCGGTGTGCCGACGCGGATCACCCGCTGCGGCGCGCTGGCGCCTGGGAGGACGTCGAAGACGATGTCGGGGCCGTCGATGACGTTGGCCAGGTTGGACAGCGCGTCGCCGGTCTCGGTGAGGTCGTAGCCGTTGTAGGTGCGGGTGCGCAGCTGCCCGGACGTGGCGGTGTCGGCCGGGACCACGCCAATGTTCCCGCCGGTGTGCGCCTGCGCGGTGGCGACCAGGCCGCGCGCGATGGCGTTCTGGTCGGTGGCGGTGTAGGTGACGGAGAGGGCGGGGACCTGGGTCAGCGTGCCGTTGGGGGCGAAGACGGGCAGGACCTTGCGGTGGTCGAAGTAGGACCACCAGTCCGCGGCGCCGATCACGACGGTCTGGGTCTTGGAGTCGTAGGCGCGGGTCCAGATGATCCCGCCCCACATCGGACGGTCGTCCCGGACCGCGTAGATCACCCGGCGGCAGGGCATCGTGAGGTCGTACGGGTCGAGGTGCGCGGTCTTCGGGCCGAGCTTCCACGCGCCGTTGAACTTCCCGGAGGTGTTGAGCGGCTTGTTGAACTTCACGCCGGTGAGCCGGATTTCCTCGAGTATCCGGTTGGTGAGCAGGTCGGCGATCAGGTAGGTGTAGACCGGGGTGGCCATCTACACCCCCACGTCCGTGACCGCGAGGAGGCGCCGGTCTGCGCCGCCCTCGAAGGTGATCACCGGCGAACCGTTGGATGTGGCCGTGATGCCGAAGGTGCGGGTTTCCGTCGCGGTCGCCACGTAGGTGGTCGACAGCGACACCGGCTGGAACGTGGCGTTGTTGATGAGCAGGCCGGCGGTGCGGATGACGGTGCTGCTGGTGGTGATCGATCCGCCGGCGGCCGTCCGGATCGCGATCGTGCCGTTCGGGGGGCCGGTGGTGTTGGCGGCGTGGTTGGCGTTCCAGTCGATCTGGTACCGGCGTCCCGCGACGACCGAGACCGTGACGCTCTCCATGACGGCCAGCGCGCTGATGTTGTCGGCCGTCGTCTTCTTGACCTCGCCGATCCGGCCCCAGGGCGCGGCGGCGCCGGGGAACATCGGTGACCACTGCGTTCCGGTCCAGCGGTAGGCGAAGTTGTCGGTGGTGAGCAGCGCGACTTGCCCGGAGAAGGGGTTGGTGATGTTCGCCAGCGCGGTCGTGCGGCACCACGCCGGTGCGCGCCATGCGCCGCCGTCGTAGGTCTCGATCCAGTCCATGTCGCGCCGGTAGATCTGCATCCCGTCGTACGGGGTGGAGATCGCGTTCCGCTCGGTGGCGTCGGCGACGGGCAGCAGCCCGCCGACCGCCACAGCCGACGGGAGAGCCACGTTGGCGATGTTCGAGGTCTGGATGGTCGTGGCGTTCGGTGGCACGGTGACGCGGGCCAGCAGGACGTAATCCGGACTGCCGGGGACGGGCGGGTCGCTCGGGCTGCCCGACGGGGTGCCGCCGACGCGCTTGACGACCATGTTGCTGTTCGCGTCACCGAAGTAGGCGTCGCTCTGCTGGGCGATGATCAGGTCGATGCGCGAGTTCGTCGGGTCCGCGGCCGTGCCGCCGTTGACGGGGTTGAGGATGTCGATGTCCTTGATCGAGTCGAGGATCATCGTGTAGGTGCCGCCGCCGCGGGAGGACTGCCGGACGAATCGGAACGGCTGGACGTGTACGAAGGTGTTGGCGGTGGGCAGCGTGGCCAGCACGCTGCCCGGTACCGCGGCCGCGCCGGTGGGGACCATGCCCGATCGCGAGGTGATCGCGCCGGCCGGAGTCCACAGTGCACCCATGGAGTAGCGGGCGTCTTCGACGGTCTGGACACCGACGCCGCCGACCTGCTGGACGGCCCAGGAACCTCGTTCAGCCACAGGAGTTCCCCCTCACATCGAAGTCGAGTAGTAGAGCGCTTCGAGCTGTCCTTGCCCGTCGACGCTGGTGAACCGCACTCGGGTCGTCGCTCCGGCCGGGAGCGTGAACCACTGGCGGGTGATGAGCTGGTTCGAGCGGGACACGCCGTCGTCCAGCAGGACCGAGCGGTCTTCGTGGGTGAGCGTGACGCGGCTGCCGGCCGGGAGCAGGTAGGCCGGGTCGAAGACGAGCTGCTGCCCGGTGTCCGGGTTGGTGATCGCTGGGCCGAGACTCGCGCCGGTGATCCGGAAGACGGGCTGGACCGCGGCGTCGCCGTCGTTGGTCAGCTGCAGCTCGCCGCCGGACGGCGTCGAGCCCCACACCAGCGGGTACGTCAGCGGCCAGATCAGGCCGCCGCCCCCGGGCACGGGCGGGCTGACCGGGCCGACCACCTGCTGCGGCAGGTGCAGGATCCGCGGGTTGGTCGCCCGCCACTGGATCGCGCCGACGGTGAAGCCGGAGCCGCTGTTCGGCGGTCGCGGGATCGAGCGGCGGATCACGCGCGCGTTCACCATCGCGCGGAGGCCGTCGATCTGGATGATGAGCGGCTCTTCGACGGGGTTCTCGTCGAGCGTGGTGATGGCCCGGAGCGCGCGCTGCTGGGCGGCGAAGTCCGCGGCCGCGCCGTTGAGCACGAACGTCCACGTGATGGTGCGGCGGCCGAGGAGCAGCTGGCCGGGCTGTGCGCCGTGGTGGTTGTCGTAGTCGACGTCGCCGTCGCGGGTCTCGGGCAGGTCGAGCCAGCCTTCCAGCTCACGCCAGCGGTATGGCGTGGTGGCGCCGAGCAGCGTGCCGCGCCACTCGATCTGGTTGTCCTGCGTGATCAGCTCGCCGGCCATCAGCCCCCCGTCCGGGACAGCCAGTCCAGCTCTTCCGCGATGTCGCGCGGGGAGGCGTTGGCCGGCGGGTTGAACGTCCCGATCTGGATCAGCGCGCGTTCGCGCTGCACTGGGACGGCGGCGGCCTGGCGGTCGGGCAGGATGCCCTCGTGCTGGGCCGCCTCGGTGATCAGGCTGCGGGTGCGCGCGGAGCCGTTGAGCGGCGCATACAGCTCGGGGTAGACCATGTTGTCGCCGACGACGCGCCACGTGTTCGGCGGCACGACGGTGGCCATGGAGCTGGACATCGGCCGGAGCCCGCCGTTGGCGTAGGCGGCGATCCCGCCGGATGCGAAGGGCTGTACGAGGTTGCCGTTGGCGGACATGACGTTGCCGCCGACGCGCACCGAGCCGTCGGCGCGGACGATCAGCCGGATGACCTTGCCGTTGTTGTCGTTGATCAGGCGCGTGATGTTGTTCTGCGCGCCGCTGGTGTCGGCCTCCACGCGCACGGTGCCGTTGGGCAGGGTCGTGACGCGGTAGCCGAGCGCGGCGAGTTTCTCCATGGACTCCTGGGTGAGTGCCTTGGTGATCGTCGTGCGCGAGTCGGGCACCGCCAGGACCTTGCCGCGCAGGATGTCCGCCGCCTGCTGGGCGTTGGGCATCCCCGGCTGCGTGATCAGCGTGGTGACCTCGGTCGGGATCAGGCCGTACTTGTTCGCCAGCTGCTCGGCCTGCGCCCGGGTGATGCCCATCGCGCCAGCAGCGTCGATGAAGCGCTGCCGCTGCGTGGTGAGTTCGGCCGACACCTGCTTGGTGGCCTGTTCCAGCGGAACGCCGGACTTCACGAGGTCGTTGATGGAGGCGCCGGCGTTCGCGAACCCGGACTCCAACTGCTCGAGCGTGTTCTGCAGCGCCGAGCCGTTCTTCGTCGCGGTGTTGACGGTGCCGTCGGCGTTGAGCAGGGCCTTCCCCCAGCCGTCGGCTTTCTCCATGCCCTTGCCGAAGGTCTCGCCGAGGGACCGGATCGCGTCGTTGATGCTCTGGATGGCTTCCTCGTGGCTGGGTGTGCGGCCGTTGAGCGTGTCGAGGACGGTCTGGAGCAGCTTGCCCTTGGTGGTGACGTCGGCTTCGGTGTCCGCGAGGCCCTGGAAGGCCGTGGCGAGGTCTTTCGCGGCCTGCTGGGCGAGCTTCTGCGACGTCGACAGCTGCCCGGCCGCCGATCCGGCGGCGCCGCTGGCCGCGGCGAGGTCCCGGTTCTTCTGTACCGCAGCATCGAAATTGCCACCCTCGTCGTTCAGGATGTCGAGCAGCTGCTGTGCGGCCTTTCCTGTGTCGTCGAGCGCGAGAACCGTTCCGCCTGCCCCGGTCTTCATGTCGCTGAAGTTCGTCGTCAGCAGCTGGGTCGCGCTTGCGGCCTGGTAGTGGCTGTCGACGGTGGCCTGCAGTTGCGTCTTCAGCTGTCGGAGCGCTTCGTCGTTGCCCAGGTAGGCATCCGTGAGTGCTGGAATGCCAGAGCCACCAAGGAGGTTGCGGACGTCCTGGAGGAGGTTGCGCTTTCCGTCGCCCGCGTCGAAGTCTGCGAGCGTGTTCGCGGCCTGCAGCCGCGTGTTCTCTGTGATGACGCCTGCGGACTCCCGCAGCGACCGGGCGAGGTCGTCGACGCGGGAGGTGTGCGCGGCTGCCTTCGCGGCGGCGTCTTGCTGCGCCTGGCCGAGCGCTCCCAGCCCGAACGTCAGCAGCCCCACGGCGATGGTCACCGGGTTGAACGCCCCGGCGACCAGGCCCGCGAAGCCGGTCTTCAGCTTCGCGCCCGCGCCCTCGGTTTCCTTGATCTTCTTGCCGAGCCCGTCGAACGCGGCGAAGGCGTTGATCCCGAACGCGCCGAGGATCTTCGACGTGGCCAGCAGCTGACCGGCGAACTGGCCGACCCCCGGGGGCAGCAGGCTGAGCAGCCCGACCAGCATCTGCAGGATGGCGAGGCCGCCGTTGGCCGTGTTGATGAACCCGCCGAGCACGCTGTAGGCCGGTGACCCGGCCGCGGTGACGGCGAGCAGCATCTGCTCGACCGCCGACAGCCCACCGGCGAACCCCTGGAACGCCGGCGTGCCGTTGTTGGCCACGTTGGCGATCAGCTGGCCCAGGAACCCGAGCGCGCCCTGGGCGATTCGGCCGAGCAGCTCGAGAACCCGGCCCGCGTTGCCTGCACCGGTCGAGACGTTCATGAAGAAGTCGGTGGCGCCGCGGCCGGTGTAGATGAACAGCGCCGACAGGCCGCGCAGCACCGGGTCGGCACGGTTGGTCGCGACGACCAGACCCGGCATGGCCTCTTCAGCGAGCCCGATCACGCCGCCGGTGAGGATGTCGACGTCCTCGGAGGCGTTGCGCATCGCGGCGGAGATCTGTGGTTGCAGCCGGTCGAACGCGCGCCCGATGTCCTCGGTGGCCTCGACGTACTCGCCGGCCAGCGGCTCGGCCATCCCGGCGAGCGAGTCCTGGATGTGGTCGCCGAGCTGGCTGGCCGACTGCGCCAGCCGCGTGTTCTGCGCCAGGGCGACCGCGGTGAGCGCGATGAACCCACCGGACACCAGGGCCAGACTGCCCGCCACGGCCACCGACGCACCCGCGGCCGCAGCGGGCAGACCGGCGAACAGCGCCGCGAACGCCGTCGGGTTGAAGCTCCGCTCGAAGTTCGACTCGACCTTCTTCGCCGTGTCCTTTGTGGACGTGTCGACTTTCTTGCCGGTCTTCTCGGCCTCGTCGGCGATGTCCTCCAGGTCGTCCTTCGCCGACTTCTTCGCCCGGTCCCAATCGGCCTTGTCCATCTTGAGGAAGGCGACCAGCTCACCGATGTTCAGCGCCACGGCGGTCTACCTCCTTCGGTGGGGGAGCGAAAAAGCGGGCTGTGCGGGTGTTCTCGGCGAGCAGCTGCGCGATCCGCACGCGCAGCCACCGCCAGGAGCGGCGCTTGAGCAGGCCCGGCTCGCCGACGTCGATCCCGTACACCTGGTGCAGGTCGGCCTCGACAAGCGGCCACTGGTCGAGCAGGTCACGCCAGGACGGCCCTAGCGCCGTCCCTTCGGCTTCCGCGCGGACTTGCGGAGCGAGGTCGTACCAGCGGTGGAGCCCGGTGGATTCGTCGAAGTCGCCCCGGCCCGTGACGCCGCTGCGCGGCGCGCTGCTCGGCTCGGGGCCGGGGCTTCCCCCGTCAGCATCCCGCTTTCGAGCATCCGCTCGGCCGCCTCCGGCCCGATGGCGAAGTGGAAGAACGCGTACCGCGACAGCCGCTGGATCTTCACCCACGCCACGTTGTCGGCGAGCAGCTCGTCGAGCGCGGTCCCGAGCACCAGCCGGATGAAGTCGGGCTCGTCCTCGTCGCTGAGTTGCAGGCGGGCGAGGTCGGCCGGCCCGCCCCCGGCGGTGTGGGGCGGGGGGGGGGGGGGGGCGGGCCCCCCCCCCCCGCCGGTGGCGACCTTCTCGCCGAGGTTGGCCAGCCCGGTGAGGTAGAGCCCGGTCTCGGCGTCCGGCGACGGAATCCGGTACACCTTCCCGTCGACCGGCACTTCGAGCCCGTCGTCGTCGAGAAACGCGCTGAGGTCCTTGAACATCAGGCGTAGGTGAACTTCGTCAGGGCCGTGGTCGCCGAGGCGCCCGCGGCGTTGGTGACCACGACGTCGACCTGCCCCGCGGCGTGTGCCGGGGCCACGGCCTCGATGATGCCGGGCGAGACGACGTCGTAGGCGGTGGCGTTCGTGCCGCCGAACTTCACCCCGGTCGCCCCCGACACACCGGTGAAGTTCACGCCGGTGATGCGGACCAGCGTCCCGCCGGCCGCGACACCGCCGTTCGGTGCGACGGAGGAAATCACCGGGACGACGCTTCCGGCCTCGGGGTGGGCGATCGGGTTCAGCTTGCCCTGCCCGGTCAGCGTCAGGGACACGAGGTTGAGGTCCGGCATCTTACCGCCGTCCGGCGACCACGTCACCGCGGCGAAGCCCTCGTAGGCCTCCGCGCGGGGGCCGTTCTCGGTCATCTCGTAGAACCGGACGTGGGCGGTGTTGGCCGGGCCCATCTTGCCGATGCCCTTGCCGCGCAGGAACTCCTGGCCCGCGTCGTAGGCGGTGCGATCGGCGTTGGTGACCTTGCGCGCCACCTTCGTGGCGACCGACCAGGCCTCGGCGGTCTTGGTCTGCGACATGTAGCCGCCGCCGTCGAAGTCGCTGTCGTCCTGCAGCGTCGGGTCGATCTTCTGCTGGAAGTCGGTGATGCCCTGGACGGGAATCCAGACGGGCGCGGTCGCGCTGTCGGCGGTGTCGACGTCGAGATACCACATCCGCTGCGTGGTCGAGGCACCCAGCGGGGTACGGGCGGGAACAGCCATTTTCGTTCTCCTATGTGCGGTTGGCGCTGGGCCGGTTGACGGTCAGGTAGTAGTTGTCCGAGTGCTCCCACCGGTTGGCGTCGTCGCGGCCGAGCGGGACCCCGGAGATGCGCAGCGCCTCGACGACGTGCACCGGGCCAAGGTCGAAGGCGAACTTGCCGTGCAGCACGTCGAAAACGCGGTCGCTGATCGCCTTGACCTCGTGCGGGTTGGTGCCCGCGCGGCACCGGATCTGCACGCCGATCACCGAGTCCGACAGGGACGGGTCGTCGGTCACCGGGTAGTCGGTGAGCACGATCGCCCGGTCCGGGGTGGACGGCATCGCAGCGAACACGATCGCCGTCTCCCCGGGCAGGTAGGCCGAGCCGTCGCTGCGGTACGTCCCGGCGCCGGCCGCGTCGAGGAACACGGCCAGGCCGTCGAAGAGGTCTCCGGTGAAGCTCACTGGAGCGCCCGCCGGAGTTCGGCGGCGAGGATCTCCGCCACGGTGTCCCGCTCCGCGTTCAGCGGGATCTCGAGGTACTTCGCGGTGCGGCCTTCGGCGTGCCGGAAGTCCAGCCGCTCATGCTGGATCACCGCGTACGGGGTGTCGTAGGACACCGCCGCGGTGTAGCCGGAGACGCTCGCTGTGCCGGACCGTTCGAGGGTGCCTTCCTCCAGCGGGACTACGGCGCGGGAGGCCTGCAGGACGTGCTCGGCGCCGACGAACAGCCCGTGCACGGCCGCGCCGCTGACGCGGTTGTCGATGTGCTCGCCGTTCCAGTCGAGCGCGACACGGATGCTCATGTGCAGTTCACCTCCACGTGGGACGGGACGGGCAGGGTGCCGCCGTCGCGGTCGGCCGAGGTGATCACCGTGGCGACCCGGCTGCCGAGGTTGATACGGGACTCCGGCGGCGCCACCGTGCCGGGCAGGCAGTACACGGTGGACTCCGACACGACCTGCGACCCGTTGGGCGCGCGGACCAGGCGCCGCTTGTCGTCCCGGAAGCACCGCACCGTCACCGGCGCCCCGTAGACGGGGCCGTTGGCGCCGTTGCCCTGGAACGGCTCGATCGTGACCTCGTGCTGGAACAGCACGGCGGGGAGCGCTACAGCCATGACCCCTCCCAGGTGTAGGACTGCACGATCGACCCGGCCAGCACCCGGCCGTCCCGAAGCTCGGTCTCGGCCTGCGGCGCCAGCTGCTGCCCGGACGCCGCGGCGCTGCCGCCCGCGCTCCCGCGCGAGAGCGACACCGAGCCGATCGACATCGTCTGGTACTGCCCGGCGGTGCCGCGCTCGTCGCCGGTGTCCAGCCACCACAGCGCCTGCGCGCACGTCGCGTCACGGAACGCGGCGCGGATGTCCACATCGGACGGGTAGCCCTGGGCGTCGACGTCGTAGATCGCGGTCTTCGTCGCCCGGCGGATCAGCTTGCTGGCGGAGGTGAGCAGCCGCGTGGCCTCCGGGTCGGTCGGCACCGTGAAGCCGGCGGGCGCGTAGGCGACGAGGTCGGCGCGGGTGGCGTAGACCTGGGTCATCGGGGGTGTCACCTCCTTGTCGGTGGGGAGCGGGCCCGGCTGGCTCTCCCGGTCCAGCCGGGCCCGCGGTCTTACTTCGCCGTGCTGTCGTCCGGCTTCGGCGCGGCCTTGCGGGTGGCCTGCTTGGGCTCGGGCTTGACCGGCTCCGGCTCCGGCTCCGGAGCGGCCGGGCTCGGCTCGGCGGGTGTCGGCGTGGGCGGCTCGGCCGGGGGCTCCGGGGCTTCGTCGGCGAGCGGCTCGATGCCGTAGCCCGCTTCGCGGAAGTAGCTGAGCGCCTGGCGGTGCTCGTCGGTGTCGACCTCGGCGGTGCCGTTGGCGAAGTCGACGCCGACGACGTTGCCGGTGAACTTCTCGACGGGGGTGCTGACCTTGACGCGCATCCGGGTCACCGCACCTTCAGGTTGCGCAGGACGCCGCACGCCTTGGTGTTCTTGAGCACCATCGTGCACGGGCCCATCTCGGCCTCACCGGTCTTGACCGCGCCCGGCAGCTCCATGGGCGGGAGCCAGGTGCGCATCAGCTGGCCGCCGTTGACCGACGCGCCGTGGAAGGCGTCCAGGCCGAACGACACCGCGTAGAGGTCGGTGAGGTTGGTGATGTTGCCGCCCGCGCCGCCACCGTCGGGGTCCCGCGTGGTGATGGGGATGATCGGGGCGGAGCCGTCGGGCAGGTCGCCGATGTCGACCAGGACCCAGTCGCCGTAGCGCTCGATCTGGCGGCCGAGGTCGTCCTTTTCGTTGGTGTACATGCCGGCCCACCGCGCCAGCGAGCGCACGCGGGTGATCGACGTGGTGTTGCCGAGCAGCGCCTTGACGCCGGGCGGGACGTCGCCGGGGCCTCCCTGGCCGCCGCCGGTCTGCGACGGCACGATCCGCGACAGGAAGTCGTCGAGGATGTCCAGGGCCTGGTTGGCCTTGTTGACGTCGGTGATCCCGGCGGCGGACCAGTCGGCGTAGAAGGTGCCGCCCGCGCCGTTGTTCGGGATGTACTCGGTCGCCGTGCCGGTGAGCGCCTTGGACAGGCCGTCGAAGCCGTTGGCGTTGACCGCGACGTCGCCGAGGATCAGCTCCTTCTGGAACGTGGTGCGGATGGAGATCAGCAGCTGCTGCAGCTGGAACCGCACCTCGGCGGTGGCCGCCTGGCCGAGTGCGGCCAGCACGCGGTCGACCTGGAACGAACCGCCGAGCGGCTTCAGGTCGGTCGTGAACCGCTGGCGCGTGGCCTGGCCGGGCACGTACTCCGAGTTGATCGCGCGGAACGCGGCCGGCGCCGCGGCCGTGAGCCGCGTGTAGCCGTAGGTCAGCGTCGAGCCGCCGGTGGGGTTGACCGTGTCGTCGAAGACGATGTGGTCCAGCAGCCAGCTGTAGCGGCGCAGGTTGTCGATGACGGCGAAGTCGACGTCGTCCTGGACGTTGACCTGCGCCTGGGCGAGGGTGACGGGCATGTCGCGTTACTCCCTTGTGGATGGGCCCTGGATCAGCCGCCGCCGTAGCGGCGCTTCAGGGCGGCGTCGAGCGAGGTCGGCCGGGCCGAGGTACCTCCGGCGCCGCCGGGGTGGTCACCGCCGGACCGCGCCGCGGCCGGGACCGTGCCCGCGGCCTTGTGCTTGGGGTGCTTGTCGACCCACACGGTGATGTGGGCCTGCAGCTTCTGCCGGAACTCCGCGGACTTCGGGTCCAGGGCGATCAGGTCGCCGAGGCTGTCGAGGAAGGCGTTCGAGTCCAGGAGAGCGTCGGCGTCCGCGCCGGCTGTCGGCGCGACCCGGAGGATCGCGTTCTCCGCTGCGGTTTCCCAGTTGATGGCCTGCTGCTCCGTGACCTGGGCCGCCAGGGCCTCGGGGTCGGGCGGGGCGTCGCTGCCATCGGTGGTGAGGCCGAGCGCCTTGAGTACCGCTTCGAGCTGCTGCTGGGTCGCCTGGGCCTGCTGCGAGCTGCTCTGCTTGTCGGTGCGGTGCTTGGCGTTCTCCTTGCGCAGATCGTCGATGACCTTCTGCGCGTCCTCAAGCGTCATGCCCGAGGAGGTGCCGTGCGGCTGCTGGGTGGCCGGCGCCTGGCCGGTCGCCTGCTGCTGTGCGGGCGGTGTTGCTGCGGGCGGCTGCTGGGTCCCCTGCGGCGCCTGGCCGCCGGTCCCCGCGTCGGTCGGGGTGCCTGACCCCTGCGACGTGTCTCCCATGATCGTACGTCCTTCCTGGACGGTCTACTCGGAACTCCGCGACTTCGCCGCGTTCGCGGCGAGTCGCGAGAACTTGCGGGCGCCGTACTTGCGGCGGCCGATCGACGCGGCGAGCGCGTCCGGGTCGCTGGCGCCCTTCGCCGCCAGCTGAGCGACCAGCTTGCGGAACCGGGCTCCGCTACCCAACTTCGGTGTTTCGGCCACGAAGGGCTCCTTCCGTGCCGGGCTAGGAGCCCTTTGCGTTGGGCGGGATCCTGATGAGGTGGTTGTCTTCGCCGCCGATCCGGATTGCGGCGTCGTGGTCCTCGGGGCGAAGCGCCTTGCGGTTGCTCTCCGGGACCAGCTGGATCTTGCCTTCGCGGCTCATCCGCTTGAGGTGCTCATCCTGGGCGGCCCGGGTCGTGCCGCGGTCGTCGAGCTTGCGGCGCACGTCGGTCAGCCCGGCCCAGTCGCCCTTGCTCTTGGTGAGTTGTTCGATGCTGTTGTGCACGAACTTGTCCCAGCGGGCGTGTGTGCGGTTGGCCGGAGCCGCAGGGGTTGCCTGCTCGGTCTTGGCGGCCAGCTTGCTGTGCCGTTTGCCGCTGCCGAGGCTCGCGCGCGCGTTGGTGGTGTGGGCCGGTGTGGTGTCCGGTGTGGACGGTTTGTCGGCGAGGGTGACGAGGTGGTTGTCCTCGCCGCCGATGCGGATGGCGGCGTCGTGGTCGGCCTGGTTGAGCACCTTGCGGTTGTCCTCGGGGACGATGTGGATCTTGCCCTCGCTGGACATCCGCTTGAGGTGCTTGTCCTGCTCGGCGCGGGACAGGCCGCGCGCGTCGAGGGTCTTGCGCAGGTCGACCAGACCGGCCCATCCCTGGGTCTTGCCTCGGGTCAGCTTCTGGACGTCCTCGGTGAGGGCCTTGTCGAATCGGCTCTCCGGGGTGTCCGCCGCGGGCTCCGGCGTGGCCGGCTTCGCGGCGGGCCGCGGCCGGGACTTGGCGATGGGCAGCCTGCCGCGGACCGTGCCCTGGTCGCGGTCGGCGGCGGACAGCTCGCCCTTCATGGAGCCGCCGCCGAGCTTGCCGGTGACGGTGCCCTTGCCGCGGTCCTCGACGGCGCTCTTCTTCTTGGCGGACAGCCTCTTGTGCCGGGCACCGCTGCCGAGGCGCTTGCGGTCCATGTGCGCGAACGCCGCGCGCTTCGCTTCGGGAGTGAGGTCTTCGAAGCTGAATGCCACTGGAGGTCTCCTCAGCGGGCCGTGCCGATCCGCTCGCGGTGCGGCTGGCGGAACAGCTGGGTGGGTGCGGTCTTGAGGTGCTCGCGGATCTGGGCCTGCGTGGCGCGGACCTTCGCCTCGAACACCCGGCGGGCGGCGGGGTCGAGGGCGGTCTGGGCCTGGAGCTTGTCCTTGCGCACCTTGCGTTCCAGGGCGCGGAGTTTCTGCCGGGCGAGGTCGCCGTCCGGGTCGGCGGTGTCGGTCGGCAGCCGGGTGACGCCGGGCAGGTACGCGCTCAGGGAGTGGCGGCAGTTGGGGTGGAGCAGGCCCGCGGCGACGGCTTCGGCGACCGATCCGGCGACGTGGACCGTGATCTGCCGGTCCTGGGTGCCGTGCTGCACCCGCACGCGGCGTTCGCCGGGCGGCCCGGAGCGGTCGAGCACTTTGCCTTCCCAGGGGCGGCAGCGCTTGCACTCCTGCGGGGCGTTCGACACCACGACGAGGTTGATGCCGGCGGCGCCGAGCCGGTCGAGGTTGCCCTGCACGGCGGCTTGAGCGGTGCCGGTGCGGGTGGCCATCTCCACGTAGCTGGCCAGCTCCCAGCGGCGGCCGCTCTTGTCGACGAACCCGGTGATCCCGTTGCCGAGCAGCTCTTCCCACGCGCGCTGGGCGCTGCGCAGGCGGGTCTCCCGGCCGGTGAGCGTGCCGGTGAGCAGGGTGCGGGCCATGACCTCGCGGTAGGTGTCCAGCTCCCACCGCAGAATCCGCACGTGCGTGCCGAGGAGCTTCGAGGTGAGCGCGTAGACCATGCGTTGGATCGCGCCCAGCTGCGGCAGCTGCTGCCGCACCTCGGCCAGCTGCGCCGCGGACATGCCGCCGCGCTTGGCCAGCTCGTCGATCGCGGCCTCGCCGCCGCGGTGGTAGGCCAGGACGATGGCCTGCTCGACGGTGCCGGACAGGTCCCGCTCGACCTCCGACAGCATCCGGCGCGCGGCGCGGGCGAGCAGCCCGAGCGCGGCCTGCTGCTGGGCGAAGTTGGCGGGCTCGGCGATGCCGGCGCGCAGCTGTCGGGACAGCTGGTCGGCCAGCTGGATCTCCAGCCGGTGGTACAGCTCGGCGATCGTCGCGGCGATGTCCGCGCCGAGCGTCCGGTCAACCGGCACGGCGCGCTACTTCTCCGCCGGAGGCTCGTCGCCGGGCTCGTCGTTGCCCGGGTCGCCGGTGAACGTGTCGGGGTTCTCGACCTGCGCAGGCCCGGCTTCCTTCTGGATCCGCGCGACCTCTTCGCGGACCTCGGGATCTGCCCACTCGGGGTGGAGCATCCGGACCTTCGTCTCGGTCGAGGCGGCGCGCGCGGCCTCCAGCTGCGCGAGGGTCTGCGCCAGCGACGCGACGTCCTGCTGCACCGCGTCGGGGAAGGTCACCGTCGGCGCGGTGCCGGCGTCGAGCTTCCATCCGAAGTGGACGGTGCCGACCTTAAGCAGGGCCTGCAGGATCTCGGCCAGGCGCGGGCGGAAGTACTTCACCTTCTTGTCGCGGGTGATCAGCGACTTGCGCTCCTTGGCGGCGACCTCGGTGGCGGTGATCGCGACGTCTCCGGCCATGCCGAAGGTTTGCTGGCTGTATCCCGCGGTGGTGACGATCCGGCCGACGAAGTTGAGGGCGGTCCGCTCGTGCTCCTCCACCCGGATCGCGAACTGCTGCAGCGTGAGCTGCGTCGAGCCGTCGGTGGCCGGGATCATGCCCAGGCCCTCGTAGATCTCGCGGTCGGGGTTGAACAGAGCGCCACGGCCGGGGCCGCGGTCCTGCAGGAACGCCTCCGGGGCGATGATCCGGGCCTTCGCCAGGCGGAGGTCGCGCATCCACGAGGTGTAGGTCTCGTCGAGCGAGTCCATCAGCGGCTCGGTGGAGGCGAAGTCGCTGCGGCCGAACGGCGAGCACGCGGGCAGGTGCGGCCAGAGCCGGTTCGGGCGGATGTTCGGCACGTACACCGCGGTCAGCTGGTCGATCCCGGTGGCGATCGCGCCTTGGGCGTTGACGACGTCGGCGAGGTCCGCGGTCTCCGGGTAGTCGGCCAGCGGCACGGCCCGGCCGAGGTCGGTCTCGGTGCCCTCGTAGACGCCGTGCAGGATGACGCCCTGGCCCTTGACCATCTCGTGCCGCTCCAGGTGGCGGACGACGATCTGGGCGTCGCACGCCAGCTGCCGCACGAAGGTGACGGCGGCGAGGCGGCCGTAGCGCCATTCGGGGATCGCGGCGTCGGCGTGCACGGCCGACAGCCACGGCCCGGCCGGGTTGACGTCCTTGTCCCACACGACCCGCAGGTACACGCCGGACTTGGCGGCGGCGATCTCGGCGGACTCCAGCAGGGTGGCGTGCAGGTCGTCCGACAGCAGCTCGTCGAGCTGGGTCTGCGCGGCCTTGTCGTCGGAGGTGACGGTGATCGGCTCCGAGAACAGCAGATCCGCCGACGTGGTGGCGATGTCCGCGGCGACCGGGACATGCAGCTTCGTGCGCTTCTCCCCGGGCACGACCGGTTGCCCCCAGAAGAACCGGGCGAGCGTGCCCACGACGCCGCCGCGCAGCTGCGACGGCCGGACGTTCGGGTGGTTGACCATCCGGGAGCCGAGCCGGGTGTAGATCGTCTCCAGGTCGTCGGGGTCGCCGGAGTACCAGGCGCCCCACTCGCGCATCGACTCGAACGCCGGCGCGAAGTCCTTCGGCGGCCAGGACCCGCCCTCGGGCAGCGGCACGTCAGGCCTCCTCGTCGACGGTGATCATCACGAGTGCGTCGACGGGGACGTGCAGCTCGGCCAGGCCCTCCAGCGCGGCGAGCGCGAGGTCCTCCCAGCTGATGTCCATGTCGTTATGGGCGCGCATGTGCCGGGCCATCGGCTCGGCCAGCTCGGCACGGGTGGCGTACCGGTGGCGGCGCACCGGACGACGGCCGGCGGCCACGTCGCCGAGGCCGGTGTGGCCGGCCGCGATCGCCTCGCGCGCGCATGGCGGGCACAGCGCCGGGCCGCCGCACCGAGCGACCAGGCCCGGTGGCACGTCGGCCGCACACGGCTCCGTCGGGCCGACCCAGTGGCCGTGGCTGGTGTACGGCATCAGCGCGGGCCGGCCTTGATCGTGTCACCGATCGGGTCGGCGGGCTGGAACACCGCGCGCGTGAGGTGGTAGAAGGCGTACTCGAAGTGCGTGCGCGCCGAGGCCAGCTGGCGCGGGTCCAGCGGCACGCCCATGCTGAGATACCAGCCGAGGAACTCCGCCGTGCGGTTCTCGAAGTACTTGACCCGGTTGACCAGGTCCAGCGCGTCGGGCGTCTGCTGCTTGTAGCCCTTGACGTTCTGGCTGCCGGTGTCGATCAGGCCGTCGATGGAGCCGCATTCGTCGCTCATGCTGCTTGTCCTTCCTGGACGTAGGGGCGCCAGAGCGCCTCGGTGGTGTGAATGCCGTACCGGCCGCCGTCGAGCGAGTGGTCAGCCGCCTTGATCGGGGCGTCCTCGCCCTTCTCGGCCTTGTCGGGGTCCCAGCTGTAGCCGGGGACCTCGCTGATGAAGCCTTCGCAGGACTCATGGACCTTGAGCAGGTCGCGGGCCAGCAGGCTCGACAGCGTGCGGATGCCGTCGAGGACGTCGTTGCGCGCGAGCGTCGGCGTGAGGCCGTCGCGGTGCAGCTGCTGCACGAAGCTCGCCGCGCTCGGGTCGACGACCGTCCACTCCGGCCAGATGCCCTTCGCGGCCGGAGCGTGCGGGTGCGGCAGCTCGCCGAGCCAGCCGCGGAACTTCTCGCTGTACTCGACGTCGGTGAGCGCGCGGCGGCGCTGCTTGCTGTCCCAGCGCCACTCGTGGGTCAGGTACAGGCGGCGCGTGCCGTCCTGCTCCGGGTGGCCCAGGCCCAGGATGAGCGCCGCGAACGGGTTGGTGGTGCCGTAGTCGATCCCCGTGCTGAGCCAACGGTCGATGACCGGAAGCTCCTTGACGACGTGGCGGGCCGGGTCCCACATGTCGTAGACGGCGCCTTCGGCGAGGCACCACTCGCCGAGGATGAAGCGGCGGTACCAGAGCCCGACGTACTGCCGCTTGAGCCGGGCGACGTAGGCCGGGTCGAGGCTCGGGTTGTCGTCGAGGGTGAAGTGCCACTGCCGCAGCCCGACGTCCGCGGCGCGGAGGCTGAAGTCCCGCCGGAGCCAGTGCGCCGGACCGTCCGGGTTCGTGGTGGCGTACAGCTTCGCGCCGGGCACCCGCAGCCGGGACAGCAGCATCATCCAGAACCCGCGGGGGAGCAAAGTCGCCTCGTCTGCGTAGGCCAGCGCGATCGTGGCGCCGCGGATGCGGTCCTCGGCCCGGACGTCGTTCGCGCCGATCAGGTGCACGGTGCGGCCGAGGATCGTCGCTGTGGTGGCGCCGCGGGTGTGGTGCACCGCCTTGGCCAGCTGGCCGAACAGCTCGACCGACTGCAGCGGCTCAAGCAAGTTCCGCTCGATCGTCTCCCGGGTCTTCCCGGCGATGACGACCAGGCCGTGCGTGGGCGCGGCGTCGAGCGCGATCAGGAACGCGATCAGCGAGGCGATCGTCTTGCCGGAGGACACCGCGCCGGACCACAGCGCGATCTGCTCGGTGCGGCCGGCCTCGACGATGCTGCGGATCTGCTTCCTCGACAGGATCGAGAACAGCCAGGAGAGGTCAAGCCCCGCCATCGTCGGCCGCGCTCTCCTCGGCCTCCAGCTGGTCGTAGGCGGCCTGCAGCCCGGCCGCGAGCGCGCCGATCATGCTCTTCGCGCCCTCGTCACCGCTGCTGGTGTCGTGCTCGTCGAGGCGGAGGCTGGTGTTCGCCGCGGTGGCCGCGGCCTGCATCAGCTTCAGCTTGTCGGCCGCGGTGGGCTCCGGCTGGGTCCAGGTCTCGCGCACGAAGTCCCGGCCGCCGTGGTCGACGTAGGTATGCGGCTGCCACAGCTGCGTTCGCAGCCGCTGCGCGTCGCCGAGCAGGTCGAGCATCAGCGCGGCCCGGCGCGCGCGGGCGTCGGCGACCTTCGCCTCGGTGGCGGCCTTGACCGCGGTCCGGTCGAAGTCGAGGCCGAGTTCGGCGGCGATCTTCGACACGGTGGCACCGGACCGGCCGAGCGCCTTCGCGATCGCGTTGCGAGGCTCGCCGGCGGCGTGGAGGTCCCGGACGCGGCGGCGGTCCTCGTCGGTGATCGGGCGCGGCCTGGCCACAGTCGATCACCTCCAGCTGGTCGGGGTTGCCCTCCACGTCCTGCCCGTGCGCGGGCCTGGGCCGAGGGCTCTCGTCGACTCCGCCGGCGAGCCCCGGGTACAGCGCAGCCCCCGCCGGGTCACGCACGGCGGGGGCTGCAGGCCCGGAGCCGATCCCGGGGTTACGGCGCACCTTCAAGGGGTAGACGGTGGGTGGCGGGCATAGCTCCGCCCAAGATCAGCGTGACACAGCGCTTGAGCTGGGCGCAACTCGCCCCGCCGACCGGTCGCGACCGGTAGTCACAGCGGCTGCTGCGACAGCGGGCGCCAGGTGTCCTGGTAGCCAGGTCGGTCGGCGTATGGCAGGGCCAGCAGGCGGAGCGTCGTGTCGGCGAGCGCCCACGCCGTGGTCGCTGGGTACTTGCGGCCGGTGGTCGACTCCCACGCTGCCTGGTTCTCGCACTCCCTGACGATCTTCCGTTTGGCTTCGACCTCGCGGAGCACATGAGCCGGGTCATGGCGGGCGATGTGGGCGCGGTAGGCGTTGCCGAGTTCGCTCGGGTCGGCGCCCGCCACGTAGCCGAGGTGCCCGAAGTCCCACTTGTTGTCGCGGATCGCGGCCGGGTCGACGTGAACCATGCCCGGCACGTCGTCCACCCACGGAACGTCTCCGCAGGCCCGCGCAACTCGTTCGTCTTCGTCGAGCTGGGCTCTCAGCCACGTGATCAGGTCGTCCACGCTGGTGCTCCGTTCGCGTTGTTCGAGATAGGCGAGTATCTCAGCCAGGTCGTAGCCGCCCGGGCCGCGCGTGAGGTGCCCGCGCCGCACCCACTGCCGGAGCGTGTCCGGCCGGATGCGCAGCCGGTCGTCGCCGCGGGCGTCGGCCTCCTGGTGCAGCAGCAGCACGGCCAGCTTCGCCGGGACGCGCTTCACGACGCGTCGTCCTCGGCCGGTGGGTCGTCGATGGGGACGACGGTCTCGGTGTCGAGCAGCTCGTGGTACGTGATGCTCTCGCCGCCCGGGGTCTCGATGACGTAGTACCGGTCGTCGGTGATCTGCGCGGACTTGATCACGTTCGGGTGTGGGTGCCAGTCGCGGACGATCGTCCACGTCGAGCCGGTCGGCAGGTAGCGGAAGCGCTTGCCGATCGGGAACCGCGGCCGCGGGTCCTGCTCGTCGGGGCTCATGGTCGCCACTCCGGGCGGTAGTCGGGGTGCTCGGCGAACGCCGCGGCGGCCCGCCGGATCGGTGTGCAGGGGTAGCCGCCGCTGCACTGGCTGACGCAGTGGTACGGGCCCGAGGGGTGGTCTCGGCGTCCGAAGTGGTCGATGACGGCGATCTGCTCCAGGCGTTCCGCGTCTGCGCGGCCGACCTCGCGGGCGCGGGCGAGCACGAACGTCACGATCGGGTGGCTCTCGGGCAGGCCCGTCGTCACAGCGTCCACTCCGCGCGGTAGTCGGGGTGTCCGGCGTAGACGGTCACGAGGCGGCGGATGACGGTGCGCGACACCCCGCAGATGACCTCCCGGGCCGGGTTGCTGGTGTCGGCGCACTGCCGCGCGTAGTCGTCCAGGATCGCCCGCTTGGCGCGGACGTCGGCGGAGTCGGGCTCCTCATCGAGGCGGGCCCAGAAGAAACTGATCAGCGGGTCGACCGGGCCGGGCAGCTCCTGGCCCTCGCCGTCGAAGTAGGTGACGGTGCGCGTCACCTGGTGCTCGTCGTCAGCCATGCTCCGAATGTAGGCCGCGGCGGCCGCGGACGCGAACGAACGGCGCGGGCCCCGGCAGCACGCCGGGGCCCGCGTCGCGTCGTCGTGTTGCTCAGGCTGGTGTGGCGGTGTCGTCCGCGGTGACGGTGTACTGGAACGGGCCGCCAGCCGACGGGAGGTCCCGGTAGTTGGCGTCGATCACGTCGGTGGTCTGCGCCATGGCGTACGCCGGGACCAGCCAGGTGCCGGCGGGGAGGTTGCTGCCGTTGCAGATTGGGCCGGAGGTGGTGATGGTGCCGTCGCCGTTGTCGGTGACGCTGAATCCCCACCGGGCAGCGAAGTCCTCGACCTCGGCCAGGTTGCTGCCGGTCCATTCGAGCGCCTCGACAACGGTGGGCCGCGGGGTCATGTAGCGGATGGGCACGGTTCGTTCCCTTCAGGATTCGGCGGTGAAGTTGGCGTCGGTGGCGAGGGAGTCCACGGAGTACGTCAGGTTCACCGTGGCGCCGTCGCCACGGCGCTCGGCCCGCAGGAAGTTGCCGGTGTTGGCGTAGACCAGCTCGGTGCCGTTCGGGGCGTCGGACCTGCTGACGTGGACGACGAAGAGGCCGGGCTGGATCCAGCCGGCGCCGTTGAGGGCGAAGAGGTTGGCGTTGTAGCTCTGGCCGAAGAACGTCGCGACGTCCTGGTAGTCCGTGGTGGACTCGATGAGCAGCTCGTCGAAGGTGTTGGGCTTGCGGGTGTAGCTGGTCAAAGCGGGCTCCGTTCCTCGATGGGGTGGTCAAAGTCGTGGCGGTCCGGTGCGGCGTTACGGCGGAGCGCGCGCAGCCGGTGAGCACGTCATGCTGCGGTGTCCTGGGCGACGCGGAGCCGGACGAGTGCGAGCCCGGTGTACGGGCGGTCGCAGCGCTGGCAGCGGGCGGGCTCGTCGCGGCCGCGCTCGTACACCTGGCCGCCGCAGCCGACGACCAGGCAGCCGCCGAGGCGGCCGGGCCGGTCGTAGGCCAGGGCCTGCGCCTGGTGGTGCAGCTCGGTGATGTCGCGGGCGAGCGCGCCGAAGTCGTCCAGCTCCCGGGCGCACCAGGGCAGCTGGTCGTGCAGGTACCACAGCGCCGCGCCCGCGCCCACTGGCTGCTGCTCCTGCCGCTCCTCGGCGATAGCGTCGGCGAGGCTGGACAGCGCGTACGGCAGCGACCGGACGTCGTCGTCCTCGACCGGCGCCATGGTGGCGGGCTGGACGAACGCGATCACATCGAGCCGCAGCGGCGGCCGGGACTCGTAGCCGGGGGACAGGCGGCCGGTGTTGCCGCGCCGGTGCTCGACCAGGTGCGGCAGCAGCCGCCAGTAGCCGGCCAGCTCGGTGAGCAGCTGGCGGAGCCCGTTCACGCAGTCCGGGCACGCGCGTCCGGTGTAGACCGGCCGGGTGCGGCAGACGCAGCACCGCGCCGCGGCCGTAGAACGCGCGAGGGGCGCACGCGACCGGTCGCGCGGACCGGTCGCCGGGACGGACGTCGTGGTCATCGTGGGACCTCGATCCACGGCCCGGCCGGGCGACGCTTCCGCAGCGTCCCGGTCTGCTCGGCGTACTGACGTGCGGTCTCCTCGTCCATGCCGAACACCTCGTCGAGCGATACTCCGCAGCCCCATTCCCACGGGCCGTCGTCAGGCTCGCTGTCGGGCAGCTGCTCCGCGTCGACGATGGCGCACACGCGGCGCATGGCGTCCGGGCCGGTCACGCCACCGTTCCGCCATTCGCCCGCGATGGCGCGGATCTCGTGCAGCTGGCCGGACAGCACGCCGTGCTCCTGCTTGAGTTCGGCCATCTCCTGCACCATCGCGTCCACCTGGACGGGCGAGAGCGCCAGTTTCGCGCGCAGGACCGCCAGTTCCTCGTCGACGACGGCCAGCGCCGCGCGGCCGAGGTCGTCGACGGTGGCGCCCATCGGGGCGGTGCGGGCGCCGTAGCGGTCGCCGGGCAGCTGTGGCCACTTCCTGGCCTCGGCGAGGATCGCCTCTCCGATCGCGCGCACCAGCTCGTCGCGGGCGGTCATCGGCGGAACCAGCCGATCGCACGGGCGAACTGGCGGCGGATCGCGTCGTCGACGGCCCGGAACGCGGCCAGCTGGTCCTCGGTCGCCGGCGGGCCCGCTGCCCACTCCAGCTGTCCGATGCGGTCGGTGAACTCGGCGGTGCTGCGGTGCACGACGAGGGGCGGGTGTTCGGGCTCGTCGAGCACGGCGTCGATGTGGGCCAGCGTCTCGTCGAGCGGCGGCCGCGGCATCTGGTTGGGCATCGTCACTCCTCTCCGCGGGCCGTCGTTGCGGATCAGGTCCTCCAGGACCTCTTCGTCGGTACGGGTGTCCGGGTCGGTCACGATGCCTCCAAAGCGGTGGCGATGGCGCGGACGGTCGCGCAGGGGTAGGTCGGATTCCGGCAGGCCCCGCAGTACTTCGTGCCCTCGATCGCGACCGGCTTGTGCACGTCGAGGACGGCGCGCAGCGCGGCGAACGCCTTCGGCGCCTGGCGGCCGCGGTGGTCGTCGCAGTCGTGCGCGCACTCGCCGTCCGGGTCGGCGTAGCTGGAGGCGTAGGCGTCGAGCAGCACGCGTGCGCGGTCAGCCACGTTCACCCTCTGGCGGGCCGTCGCTGCGGATCAAGTCCTCGAGAACCTCTTCGTCGGTGCGGGTGTCGGGATCGGCCATGGTCAACTTCCTCGGTTCGGGTTCTCCGAGCACTTCTGCTCGTGGTCGTCGCGGGCTCTCTCGGTGATGAACTGCGCGTGGCAGTGCTGGCAGCGGATCGGCGGGCCGTCCGGCCGCGGCGGCGGGCAGTCGAGGAAGGGATCACGCGTCACGGCTGGCCTCCGTCCGCTCGGCGGGCTGGCTGCCCTGCAGCGCGGCGCGGGCCTTCGCGATCTGGGCGTGCGCCTCGCCGGGCGGGCAAGCTGGTGTCATCGCAGCGAGCGCCGCGTCGATCCGGGCCTGCAGCTGGGCCAGCTCGGCTGCGGCCTTCTCGGCGACGTGCGGGACGGAGTAGTGGACGCCGCGGGTGTGGTAGCGGTGGCCGAGGGTCGCGTCGACCTGGCGGACGCAGTCGTCGCTCTGGGCCCGGACGATCGCCAGGGTCTGCTCCTGGGCGATCGCATGGTCCCGCAGCCTGTCCCGCTCGGCGGTGCGCTCGCGCAGCGCCGCCTCCAGGTGTTCCGGACCGACCAGCTCGACGGCGTCCGGTGGTGGGTAGGCGCGGAACTCGTCGGCGAAGTCCAGTACGCGCAGGCCTTCGAGCGGCCCGTCGTTTGTCGACCAGAAGCCCTCGGTCGGTGACCACCACATCGCAGGCGGCTTCGCCGCGGAGCGGGTTTCGGTGGGCTGGGTCATGGGGTGTCCTTTCGTGGTTGGGGTTCGGCGTAGGGGCCGCGGAGCTTGGCCTGGCGGATGGCGGGCGCGAGGTGCGGCTTGCAGATCGGGCAGCGCTTGAGCGGCGGGTCGGCGTCGCGGTCGATGAAGCCGCCGTCGCAGTCGTGGTCGTCTGGCTCGATCAGCTCGCCGGTGCGGTCGTGGGTCACGAGGCCTCCCGGGCGGTGGTGCGGCGGCAGTGCGCGCAGGTGGCGGACTTGCCGGTGTCGGGGTGGGTGAACAGGCCGCCGTCGACGCCGTGCTCGCACCGCTGTCGCGGGTCGCGGCGGGCTTCGTCGATGGCCTCGGCGATGAGCGCCCGGCGGGTGTCGGCGTTGGCGTCGTGGGCCTCGGCGGCGCGGCGGGCTTCGCCGCAGGCGCCGCACGGCGGCGGGTGCTCGTCGTGCTCGTGTTTCGAGCAGCGGGGAGCGGGGCGGTCGGACGCGCGCGGTGCGTTGGTGACCTGCCTTCCCAACTCCTCACCAGGGGTGAGGGTGTGGGTGAGGGTGAGGGAGTCGTGAACGTTCGCTGCACGTTCGGGCCGTGTTCGGGCGAACGTGCGCTCTTTGTTCGGGCGAACATTTCCCGAACGGACGCGCTTCATTCGCGCTCGGGCCTTGGCTTTATCGTCCTCAATGGACGCTGCGGACCGCTGCTCGTCGAGCCAGCCGACGAACTGCCAGCCGCTCACGCCGCCGCGCTTCTCGGGGGTCCACAGGCCGACCTCGACCAGCTTCGTGGCGAGCTTTTTCCCGCTCGGCCAGCTCATGACGTAGTGCACCGGGACCCAGCCGTCGGTCAGGTGCGCGGGGTTCATGCACCACGAACCGGCCATGCTCCAGAGGCCGGCGGCGGCGATCCCGGCCGCGCGGAGCTGGTCGCTCTCGGCGGCGGTGTCGGGGACGCGGAAGTCGGGCATCAGGCGGCCGCCCTGGCGGCGCCGGTGAGCGCGGAGAGGTCGTTGTGGGGTCGTGCGTGGTCGGTGCTGATCACCGGGCTCACCTCCAATGTGGGGCCGCCGGTCGGGCTGGTGGGGAAGGCCAGCCCGACCGGCGACGGATACGGGGTCGTGCGCGGCGGCGCGGGGTTACTCCTGCTGGACCTCGGGCGGGAAGGGCAGCTCGTCGCGTCCGGTGCGCTGGGCGTACTGCTGGCGCAGGATTTTGTGCAGCTGCTTCCCGGCCGCGGTGTGGGCTTCGAAGCCCTCGACGGCGAGGATTCGCGCGGTGGGCACGTTGTCGCCGGAGTCCATGTCGATGGTGACCTTGCGGCAGTTGACGATGGCGACGACGAGTTGCATCGCGCCGGGGCTGTCGACGAGTGCGGACGAGATGGCGCCGAGCCCGTTGCGGTCGTCGTTGGGCAGGCTGCTGCTGAGGGTGACGCTCACGGGCGGGGGTCCTTTCCTTGCGGGTTCAGGTCGAGGCGCTCCAGCAGGTCCGGGCCGCCGTGCTGGGCGAGCAGCTGCATGGCGGCGCGGCCGCCGCGGTTGCGGGCGGCCTTGCGGGCGAGGCGCTCGCCGAGTTCGAGCTGCTCGATGACGGCCTGGCCGCCGTTGAGCAGGTTCAGCAGCCGGGAGACGTCGTGCGTGCCGGTGACGACCAGGACGATCACCGGGTCGGGCCCGAAGCTGTCGCTGGCGGTGTTCTTGTCGTAGGCGTGGGATTCGTACATCAGGCGGTCTTTCTGTGGCGGGGCTCGGTCGGAAAGCCGGGCAGCGGCTGGTCTTCGGGAAGGCGGCGCCGCAGCTGCCGTCGGGTGGCGGCGACGCGGACGACGTGCCGGACGCCGGCGTGGTCGGCCGCGCACTTCGGCCCGCGGCCTCGCTCTCGGCTGACCGGGTCGGTGAGCGGCCGTCTGCAGGTCGCGCACGTGTCGCGCGGGCTCACGCGTCCTCCGTCCAGTCCTCGGAGCACGCCCATTCCCAGTCGTCGTTGTCGCGCAGCGTCCAGCGGACCGACGAGGGCCGGAGCAGGTAGCGGATCCAGTAGGCGACCGTGCGAAGTGCCCTCATCACGCACCACCGCCGAGGATGCCGCGCTGGTAGGCGATGTGGACGGCGTGCGCCCGGCTTCTCGCCTCCAGCTTCCGGTAGATGCGCTTGCAGTGCGTGCGGACCGTCTCGACCGAGACGAACAGCTTCGCCGCGATCTCCGAGTTGTCGCGGCCGTCCGCGATCAGCTCGATGATGTCGAGTTCGCGCGCGGTCAAGCTGGGCCACTCGTTGGTCGGGATGGGCGCGAGTTCGTACTGCGGGATGGCGTGGCGGGCGGGCACGGGGGTCGTCACGAGGCCGGACTTGGGCAGCCACCGGACGAATGTCGGCCATGCGTCGGTCCGGACCAGCAGGACGGCCTCGTAGCCCGGTGTCGGGCGCGCGGCGGCGGTCACGACGCGGCTCCGGCGCGCCAGCTGTCGACGGCGGCGCAGACCAGCGCCAGCCGCCGCGGGCCCATGCGGGGCAGTCCGGCGAGCGTCGACAGGCTGCCGCCCGGTGTCGCGCGGTGGGCGTCGACGAGGTCGGCGACCGCCTCGGCGGTGCCGTAGCCCGCGGTCCGGAGGGGGCCGGTCTGGTGGTGGGTCAGGCCGTGCGCGTGCAGGTCGGTCATGCCGTCCACCCGGCCTTCCTGGCCTCGGCGCGGATCTGCCCGAGCAGGCTGGCCCACGGTTCCGGCGGCGACGGCTTGACGACCTCGGTCACGATCGCGGTGCGCGGGTAGGGCTGGCCGCACGCGCACGGCCGTGGCTCGGTGCCCGGCGCGTCGACCGGGTACCGGTGTTGGTGCGGCGGCTTGGCCTGCTCGACGGCGGTGAGCTTCGCGCGCAGCTCGTCGACCGCGGCGTGCAGCTGGGTGATGTCGGCGTCCCGGCGCGCGATGATCGCGGCGCGGGCTTGCAGCTGGCCGTCCAGCTCGGCCGTGCGCGCGGTGAGCCGCTCGATCTCGGCGTCCGCCGCGGCGAGCTTCGCGGCCGCGGCCCGGCGCGCGTTGGCCAGCTCGGCCTTCGCCTGCTCGACGGTGGTCTTCTGCCGGTCGATGGTGCGGTCCCGCGCGTCGACGTGCCGCCGCAGCTCGTCGACGAGGTCCTGCAGCCGCTGGTTGTCGGCGAGCAGCTGCTGCGCCTGGCCGTCGTCGCCCGGCCCGGCCGGCGGGTGGCCGAGCAGCGGGCGGACGGCGTCGGCGAGGACCGTCAGGTACTCCGGCAGCGCGGGCTCGTCGCCGTGGCGTCCGGCCCAGCGGGCGTCGGCGCGGCGGATGACGCCGTCAAGGTCGGCGGCCGTCGCGATCGTGGCCGTCATGGCTGCACCGGCCGGTGGGCGAAGCACTCGTCGTGCCAGGCGGCCAACTCGACGCACACCAGGCGCATGTCGCCGCCGAGCAGCAACGGCCGGAATCCCAGGGTGTAGGCCGCCGCCGACGCTTCGGCGTAGCACGATCCGCCGAGGACCGTGCAGGCCTCGGTGAAGTGCTGAGCCACCATCGGCCGGGGGCTCGGCGAGTGGACGGTCACCAGGCCGGCGGCGGGGGCCGGGTCGTCGCCGCACGGCCACGACAGCTGGACGGCGCCGCGGGCGTTGTGGGCGATGATCGAGACGTCGCCGTCGGCGATCTGGCCACGGAAGGACAGGCCAGGAATGAAGAAGGTCTTCGGGACGAGTTCGTCCACAGTGGTCACGATGCCTCCAAGGCAGGACGGTGCTGGTGGTAGTCGCCGAGGTCGTCGAGGTAGACGGCGCCCCAGAGCCAGTGGTCGAAGGGGACGGCGGCCGGGTCGGCGGTGGGGTGGACCAGCCAGCCGCGCTGGTAGTGCTCGGCGCGTTTGTTGGTCACGAGGCCGTGGCAGCCGGTCGTGCCGTCCCCGCAGAGGTGGACGATGTTCGACGGCTGCCACGGCCCGCCCTGGCCGCGGCCTTTCCGGTGGTGCAGGGACTCGGCCCGGTGCTGGCCGCAGATCTCGCACACGCCGGACGACCGCACGGGGACGATCGCCCGGCAGCGCGACTCGCTCACGTGATCCCCAGGTGTTCCTTGTAGGCCTGCAGGACGTGGGCGGGCGCGGTGCGGAACTCGTGCTGGCCGCCGGTCCACCGCTGGAAGCGGCCGACGAGGTGACCGAGGTTCTTGCCCTTGCGGTGGGTGTGGCGCAGCAGCTCGTCGCGCAGCTGCTTCGCGCGCCGCGGGTCCTCGTCGACCGGCGGCGCGGCGGCGGAGACGGTTCCGCGGGTCTTGCGTTTCCACATCTCCAGCGCCACACCGAAGTTCTGCCCAGCGTTGCGGAAGGCGTCGCCGATGGCCTCCTTCACGGCGTTGCCGCCGTAGGCGCCCGGCGCGTCGCCGTAGCCGAGCACGGTCCGGCCGCCGATCGTGAGGCGAATCCACAGGCCGCCGTGCTTGTCGAACTGCGGCAGGCCGCGCTCGTCGTAGGCGAGCGGTTCCCAGTCCCAGTCCGGGTCCGCGTCGGTGAAACGCTCGCGGACCCAGGCGTGCCCGATGTACTCGACGTGCTCGTGCCCCTCCGGCGCGGTGGCGCCGCAGTCCTGGCACAGGACGGCGGGCTGGTGCTGGTCGCACTCGACGTCCACGCCTTTGCACGCCGGGCACACCACGACCGGGCGGAGCCCGATCGCGGCGCTCGGGAACGGCTCGCGCAGCTTGTCGCTGACGTCCTTGATCACTCGCCGCCGTCCGCGGTGTCGTCGCTGGGCTCGGCGAAGAGGTCCGGCAGCTGCACGGTGCCGTTGCGGATCAGCTCGGTGATCGCGTGGCCCGCGTCCTTGGCCGGGCGGAACGACACCCGGGACGTGGCGGCTTCGGACATGACGATGCCGGGCACGTCCAGTTCGTCGCTCGGACCGGCGGGCTCGCCCGCGTTGTTCGAGGCCTCCAGCACCTTCGCCCGGAACGCGGGCGTGACCTTCTCGACGAGTTTCACCAGGTGCTTGGCGTGCTGGTACAGCACGGCCTTGACTTCGTCGGCCGGGCCGACGATCTCCATGTCGAACTCGACCTCATCGGGGTAGGTCGCCTTGACCCAGTCCAGGAACGCGGCCGCGTCGCCGATTCCGGCGGTCCGCTCCGGGTTGCTCAGCGACACCGCGCCGAGGTAGGTCTTCTTGTCCGGGGTGTACACGCTCTTGCGGTCGGCCCGGTCCATCGACTTCGCGGCCTTGGCGCGAACGGCGTCGTAGGCGGCCTCGGCGCGGTCGCGGAGGAGCTTGTGCGCGGCGACGCGCAGCCAGAGGTTCGTCACGGGGTGTCCTTTCTGGTCAGGAAGGCGGTGTACTGCGTGGTGAGGTCGGCCCAGCTGCCGTCGCTGTGTGCCTGGTAGAAGTCGGCGAACGCGGTGGCGTCCTCGTCGGGCGGGTCGCCGCCGTCGGCGACGCGTTCGGCGGCGCGGCCGAAGGCGTAGCCCAGCGCGATCGTGCGGGTCCGGATGGCGTCGCGCTCCTGCTCGAACTGCTGGTGCAGGTTGCGGATGTACGCGGTAATCGGGTCCTCGGCGGTGGTGGTCATCGCTGGACCGCCTCGGTGGCGTGGCCGCGGTGGCACCAGACGGCGGGCTCGTCGCAGGACGCCTGCACAGGCGGCGCGGGCGGCGGCGGGCACTTCCGGTTGCCGTCGTAGTGGCACTGGTAATCCGGGGCGGGCGCGTCTTCGGTGTAGGGCGCGCGCGGCTGCGGCTGGCCGGGCACTTTGCACCCGGCCGTGCCGAACAGCGCCGCGGCGAGGGTGACGGCGACGATCCCGGCGAAGCCGATCCGCTGGCCGAGCCCCCGCACCAGCCGGACGCCGCGCGCGTCCTCCGGCGGCTCCGACGTGGCCGGTGGCGTGGACTCGGGCTCGGGCGCCGGGCGGGGCGCTTCGAAGTCGGAGATGCTCTCGATCCAGCGGGCGCCGTCGCGCAGCTTACGGACGATCCCCATGTCAGAACCTCGTTTCGAACCTGCACCAGCGGCCGTCGCGGCCGAGGTGCTCGACGTGGATGTCCCGGCCGTCGTGGGCCTCGCGCTGGAGGCGGTCCATCAGCGGCTCGGCAATGCGGCGCGGGCCGGGCCCGGTGCCCCACAGGCAGCACCAGCACGCCTCCACCAGGTCGGTGAGCACGCCGCTGGGCGGGCACGGGCCCGGGTCGAGCACCGGGTAGGCGCGCCACCGGACGACGTGCCCGAGGTGCTGGCACCACGGGCACGGCCGCGGCTCGCCCTCGTGCGCGGCGGCCTCGGCGGTCTCGCGGTAGTCCTCCAGCGCCGCGCCCGGCACGGCCAGGGCCGGGACGATCCCGACGGCGGCCGCGCCGAGCCAAGCCACGCGGACCGCGCGCTGCAGGACCTCCGGCGGCAGGGTCAGGATCACGGTGGTGGCGCTCATCGACCCATCACCAGCCACGCCACACCCCAGGTGATGACCACGGCGGCGACCACGGAGAGGATCAGCACGCGGTGCGGGCGCAGCGTGCGGCGCCACCAGCTGCGGTCGTCGCCGAGGTCGGCCTGCAGGGCTTGCCACTGGCCGGTCGTCTCCGCGGCCAGCTCGTCGTAGACGTCCTCGCCGGTGTCGGCGCCCTTGATCGCGGCCAGCAGCCGCTCGGCGCTCTCCTGATCCGGCACCTCGTAGTCGGGCTCGACGACCGGGAGGCCGGGCAGCGTGCCGGACGACGACTCGAACGCGGTCTGCTCGACCACGGCCGGGAGCGTCTCGGTCGGCCGGTCGTCGACCTCGACCAGGCGGTGACGGCCGCTGGTCTCCGAACGCCCCTCGGTGCGGCTGTCGAGCACGTCCTGGCACGCCTCGATGTCGCGCAGCGTGCGCTCGCGCAGCTCCGGGTCGTCGGCGTACTCGTCGACGACCGCCTTGAGCTTCCGGATCGACTCCCGCAACTCGAAGTTGCTGGCGTAGCGCAGGAACGCTTCGGTGTCGGCCGCGTCCATCGCGCGGTCGATCACGACGGCGCGACCGGCGTCGGTGATCTCGTAGCCGCAGTCGACTGTGAACCGGGACAGCCCGGCGTGCTCCAGGTCCCGCAGGACCTCGATGTCACGCTGGACCGGCGGCCGGTAGTGGCCGCCGCCCGGGGTGGTGTCGGCGAGCAGGGCGTCCAGCTGCTCCAGCTGGGCGGCCGTAAGATGCGTGGTGATCAAGAGGGGTCCTTCCTCTGGTCGATGCCCCGGGTTTCGGGGCTCTGCCTGCTCCGCGCCCGGCACGGCGCGGGGCAGGCGTTTCTTCTGGGGGAGTGGTGGATCAGGCGGCCGCCGCGGAAGCACGGCGCGCGGTGAGTCGCTCGTGGGCGGGCGCGAAGACCCCCCGAAGTCGGTCTTCCTGCTCCCGCGTGAACGGGGGAGCATCGGCGACCAGCTCGTCCACGTACGCCTCGATCTCGGCGTCGACGTCGAACCGCACGCGGGCGGGGGAACGCGTCGGCCGAGGCGGCGGAACCGGCGACGTCGGCTGCGGACGTCGCGTCGGGTGCGCTGGGCGCGCAGGCACCGGCTGTTGCGGTTGGGGCTGGTTCGGCGATGTCACGCCGCCACCGACTCCGGCTCGCGGATCTCGTCGACGTCGACGCCGAGCGTGTTAGCCATCCGCTGCAGCAGTTCGCATGAGACGCGCGGGTTGTGGCCGGTCTCGACGTTGTAGACCGTCTTCCAGGCGGCGTTGATCTTCTCGGCGAACGTGCGCCTGCTCATGCCCAGGCTCACCCTGAGCGCCTTGATCTCGGCGCCCTTGGGGATGGGGTTGGGAACTCTTGCCATGAGAGCCACCTTAGGACTCTTTAGGACTCTTGACAAGTCTCTTGAGGACAGGAGTTAATAGAGGAGGTTTAAGGAGTCCTAAGGAGTCCGAGAAGGGGGAAGCGCGAGTGCGTCACGATCCAAAGATCCGCAGGTCGAGACCCAAAAGTCGCATAGACAGCAGCAGGCCGTTACGCCATGCTGTCTATGTGTCCGAAGGAGTCGTAAAGAGTCCTCGCCCCGCGCAAGAGCGCCTCGCCGACGGCGTCATCGCCGCGCGCGAGCGCCTCCAGCTCACGCAGGAGGAGTTCGCGGAGAAGGCCGGCCTCTCGCTCAAGACGGTTCAGCGGGTTGAGAACAAGCGCGCCACGCCGCAGGCGAAGACGTTCAACGGCCTCGACCAGGGCGCCGGCTGGGTCCCTGGCGGCGCGCGCCTGCTGTATGAGGAGGGACGCGAACCGATCGAGATAGGCCGCGTCGCCGAGTCGGCTGCAAGCGGCCGGCCGGTCGGGCTCCTGGAGTCGTGGACGGATGAGGAGATCGAACGCTTGCGCGGTGCCACGCGTCAGCAGATCGCCGACGAGGCAGCCTCGATTGCGAAGTTCGCGGGTGAGGACGCGCACTTCCGCTTCCTGCACGATGTCGCCCTGATCAAGCTTGCCGCCGCCCGTGCTGGCACGGTGATCTGATGGCGATCTACGGATACACCAGGGGAGCTGATCGGGGCATCCTCGAAATGAGGCGTCGGGGATGCGATGCGATCTTCACTGAGGACGACGACGTGACCTCTCCGAAGATGCCAGGCGATGCCTTCAAAATGCTCGTAGACAAGGTGCAGCGAGGTGACACGGTGCTGATTTCCAGCTACGACAGGCTCACCCGCGTCCGCGACCGGCTTGACTTCATCCTGGGTTCGTTGCGAGAACTTGGGGTCGAGGTCGAACTTCTTTAATCCGCACCCGTCCCGGACGTGAACTTGATCCGGACGGCCCGAGGATCCGGGCGGCTCCGCGTCGCCGCCCGGTCCAGGTGCACGGTCATGATCGAGCGCAGTACCTCTCGCCGCTGCGCGACCGAAAGCTCGTCGTCCCACACAGCCGCCGCGTCACCCTCGACGAGTCGGGTGATCAGCGGCGACTGCGCGGTCCGCACGGCCGCCAGCTGTCGCTCGGCCTGTTCGATTTGGGGCAGGTATTTCCGCTCCATGCGCGCCAGCCCGGCGGCCGACAGTCGTTCGTCTTCGTCGTCGGACTCGGCCTGCTGGTAGTACTGCTCCATCTGGAGCTTGAGCATGGCCAGGTGATCACGCGCGCGCCGAGCCTCGTCCGACGTGTCCCGCAGGTACAGACGACGGGCGTCCTTCCGGCTCATCCGTTTGATCACCGCCAGGCGCACGATGCTGTCGACGAAGGCCTCGCCGCGCATCACGCAGAAATGTCCGCTGCACTGGTACTTCGGGCCCGTGCTGTGCGGTACGAACCGCAGCGACGCCTCGCACACTCCGCATCGTGCAAGGCCGGTCAGCAGGTGCTTGATCGCGCCGTCGCGTTGCTGCCGTTGGGCTGGGTCGCCGAGTCGCTCGACGAGCTGGTGATGCTCGTCGACGGTTACCAGCGGCGCCCAGTCGCCTGGGCCTGCAACCGCGCCGTTGTGCACTCGCAACCCAGCCAGGGCGGGCCGGGTCAACGCCTGCCGGACTGTCGCGTTGGTCCATTCCCGCCCGCCGCGAGGGGTCGACACTCCGCGTGCATTCAGATCGCGGATCACCGAATACACCGTCTCGCCAGCGAGGAGCCGGTCTACCACCTCGCGCACGAGTGGCGCCGTATCCGGGTCGTGCTCCTGGCCGAGCAGATCGCCGGTCCGCGGGTCGTACACCCGCCGGTAGCCCCACGGTGCTGAGCCGACCGGCGGCCGGCCGCGCGCGGCGCCGCCGCGGTGGCCACGCAGGGCCCGTTCGGAGATCTGATCGACCTCGTCTTCGGCGCGGAGCGCGTCCAGACCGGTCCGGAACCGGTCCTCGCGCTTCGACATGTCGAAGATCGTTCCGCCGTACCACCACAGGACGCGGGCCTTGGCGCAGACATTGCGGAGCGCGGCGTAGAACTCCAGCTCCCTTGTCGCCCGTGAGAACTCCCACGTCATGAGCATGTCGACCTGGCCGGACTCGATCAGCTTCGCGACCTCCGGCCAGCGTGTGCGCGCCTTCCGCGCGTGGCGCGACGCCGAGCCGCTCTCGACGACGACAGCAACGACGACGTACCCCTCGCGTTCAGCCCAGGCGCGGCACTCGGCAACCTGGTCTTCGACCGACTTGCCACCACGGTCGACCGAGACCCGGGCGTAGATGACGACACGATTGCCGCGCTTCGAGACCCGCACTGGCGGCGTGACAGCGTCGATCAGTTGTGTTTTCGCAGGTCGCACGCTATAAGTGTACAAGCAATCTGCTGGTCCCAGTTGAAGATGATGTCGGCGCCGAGGTCCTCGGCGGCCGACGCGGTGCGCCGGATGGTGTCGTAGTCGGCGTGCTGCGGCTGGAGCTGCAGGCCGATCCGGATCGGTCGAGAGGTCATGA